TGCCTGGCCGTAACCTAACATTGCAGCTCTAGCCGAAGCCGGGTCACCGCCGGCGGACATGGCACCGGCTCCCTTTTGCAGGGCCTGGCCACCCTGGTAGGCTCCTATCCTCTCGGCAGCCGTTACACCGGTGGTTTGGTCGCCAAGTACCCCCATGGCGCCAAGTTGTTGATCTCGGAGGCCAGAGGACCTTGACGCGACAGACCGGGCCTCATCCTCGCCCCATCTCGGGATCCCCTTTTTCCACTGAGGGGCGGTTGTATCGTATATCGGATCGTAGTAGCTATCTTCTTCCCCGGTGGCGCCGGTATATGCGTCAATTGTCATCTGCTACTCTCCTACAGGTTGGAGCCGAGAGTTACTATAGCAAGGCCGGCATCTCCCATGGCTGTGGATACACTGCTATCTTTCTTTACGTTGCCGAGATAGTCCTGATAGCTTCTGGCCTGGGTGGATGCCTGCAGGTCATCCATCATTGAAGTAGCCCTTCTACGCTTGTCCTTGTCCTTGATGCCAAGCTGGGTATACCCGCTGGCTGTCCTCTCCAGACCCATTTGTGTCTTCATGTTTCGATCTGCCGCCGCTGCATACGCCTTGGCCGCGGCCTGCCTCTCTAGCTGCTGGGCTACAACAGACCGCGCCTGCAGGTCCCGGGCTCCGGTGTCCCGCTGAAGCGAGGCGCCGCGATCAACGGATGCACTCCTGCCTCCCCTCTGGCCTGTTGACGCGAGAGATTGATACGCCCTGTCCTGCTGGACGCCCTGGCGCTGAGCCTGCTGTCTGGCCATGCTCTGCTCGCCGGTTGCGTAGGATCGAAGGCGATCCATGGCCAGCCGCTGCCCAGCCATGGCTTGCTTGCTGTCTCGGTATAGACCGCCAACCATCCCAGATCCGCGGCCAGTCGCACGGCCCATCCCTTCGCCAAAATAAGCACGCGGATCGGGATCGCCTATAAGGTCTCCTGGACTTAGTGCATGTGCTTCCCAACCCATCAGCTTGCGCTCCTCCGCGGCCCCAGCCGCATCTCCCGGTTAAGCAGGCCAACTACAGCGGCCATCCCGGTGAACGTGAAGCTCTGCCCGGTCTGCTCCGCGTCCCTTATCCTCACCCGAAAGCTCGTGATTCTCTGCCTATATGGTAGAGCCCTCATCAACAGGGCGTCTTCATTGTAGCTGCCAGAGCCGGCGCCGTAATACTCACCCATCTCAAAAGCGTCCAGATCAACGGTGTCCAACTCCTGCTCATCCTTCCACTCTGGGTCATTATCGTACTGGAAGGCCACCAGCAGGCGGAAATCGTCCAGGCTGTAGCCCTCCACCAGCAGCGAGTACAGGCGCTGGAAGGCGGCCAGCCCGGCGAAGTTGAAGATCCCGCTCTCCAGGGTGGTGGTGGGGCTGATCCCTCCGTCCGTGTAGGCTCCCAGTGTCTGGCCTCGGACGGCCTCTGCGGCGGCGCCAGCTCCAACCATGGCGAGTTCACCGTCAACCGTGGCGCAGTCCTTGGCCTGGCCGTTCGTCCATGTGGACCACAGGCCGTACAGGTAGTCATACACCAACACAGGGGCGTCAAGGCCATCGCTGACCCAGGCCGCGGCATGCTGGCCAGGGAGCAGGGCGCCAGAGCGGTAGGTGTAGGCCTCGGTGAAGTGGCGGACCTGGTCCCCCAATGCCGCGACGGCAAACTTGGTGCTGAGCTGGTGCAGGCCGGTGGGCGCAAGGAAGGCCAGGGCCCCGGGCAACTCCACCAGGCTCTTCTGCTTGATGCAACCCACTGCCTCGCTCACCAGGTAGGGCTCGGAGTACCCGCGGCCCAGGCCAAAGGCGCTCAGGCCGGTCCCGGTCACCCTGTAGGCGCGGTCCACCTTGAAGGCGATCAAGGAATCATAAAAGGATGCAAGAGCTGTGATGGCTCCACCCTCTGGCGGGATGTTGATGACCAGGGTGTCGCTGTGCTCTGGCGCGATGAGGTTGCTTACGCCGCGCGAGAACACCTTGGAGTAGCGGATCAACGTGTCCGGGCGCTCAGCGTCCACCACGAAGTGCCGGCTCTGGTGGAGGCAGTGAACCTCCCCAAGCGGGGGCTGAGCGTTCTCAAGTACAGCGCCCGTGGTGTACAGGGTGGAGTTGGTGGACACGACGGCATCGGAGAGCAGGTCCGTGAAGTCCACGGTATCCAGCACCAGGCTATTGGTCCTCGTGCCCACCAGGTACATGGTGGTGGTGGCAGCCGCTGCCTTGAGGGTCCTGTAGATCGCGATCCTGACGTTGGGCTTGTTGGTGTTGTGCAGGCACGGGCAGGTGAGCACCACGGAGCTGTTCGGCGGCGCCCCAACGTTGATGGTCACCTGGCTGCTGGGCGCACTCTCATGGAGCAGGTTCTTCGCGTCGTACCATTGGTAGGTGTACAAGTAGAAGTGCTGGCCCTGGTCCACGGCCCCGACTGCTACGGCCGGGTTTGCCACCGTTGGGTCCTCGGGCTGCTGCAGCAGGTAGCCGAGCTCCACAACGGTCACCCCGTCCCAGTATTGGGGCAGGCTCCCCCCGATGATCAGGGCCTCCTCCGTCTCGATGCTCTCCACCTGGTCAGGGTTGCTTATCTCCAGGGATGCCCCGGCGATGGTGTCTCCGTCCTCGTCAAGGATGCGGGCGGCCGATGTGAGGTATCCCCCGCTCTGGTCCAGCAGGATGGTGTCTGCGATGCCCCAATCGTTTGTGTTGTTGTTGCTTGCGCTGGAGAAGATCAAGGCCTTTCCGGCAAGCAGACCGCTCAGATCGATGATGTAGCAGTCCAGGGCATCGGGCTGGGTAACACACAGGGAAACCAGACCGCGGTCCAGCCATGGTTTGCTAATAATCTGGGCCTTGCCTTGGATCTTAGTGAATCCGCCATCTACCGGGATAGCGGGCACGGTGAAATCGAGATCAACCCTGTACACCTGCGGCTTGAGCGTCCCGCCGTCGTACCAGGTGTAGAACAGGTAGCCCGTAGCGGCTGACAGGGCGATCCCGGTCATGTTCGCCGCCTCCTCCCCTGCGTTCATAGTAGGCGGTACGGCCGGCGCCAGGGGACTGCCACCAACGGCGAAGGGGGCGAAGGTCTGTGTCAGGTCCGTGAGGTTGTAGCCGGTGACGTAGATACGCAGCGTTGTCCTGTCAAAGTAGGCACCCACCCACAAGGTAGGACTCTGGAGCCAGCAGGCCACGGCGTCTGCGTCTGCTATGGCCTCCGTGGTGGAGGTGTAGGTAAGCGTATTTGCGTCAACCCGCATGATCCGCACCGAGGCGCCGGCGGCATCCCTTGCGATTCCCTGAAATACCCTCCCGCCTATGCTCACCACGTCAAGCTGAAAGCTGCTAGTTGCAACCAGGCCGGTATTTACCTCTGCCGAAATCGCTCCCGCCGCAGTGACGATCCTGTATCGGAGTTTGGCCCCTCCGGCTGCCGCGATGTAGAAACAAAACACCTCCAATGTATCCAGGGCCACGATCAAGCGGGTATGCATGGCGGAAGCGCCAGTCTGCAGGGTCTCCTCGGCTATCATCTGGCCGCTGGTGGTGTTGTAGGAGCGGATCACGGCGTTGTTGGTGGCGGTGAGGCTGTTGATCTCCTGGGAGCACCTGACCTCGAGCCTGGCAGCCTCTATCCTTGCTGTGTTGGGCTGCTGTACGGCCACGCCCTGCTGCACCGCGTGGCGCCCCTGGATGACGCTCCATATCGCCAGGGTATCCGCCTGCCGCATCACCCCGGTGGACCATGCATCGCCCTCAAAGGCTTTTATGGCCCGGTCCAGCACCACCAGGTCACCCTTGTAGACCGCGGCGTGGGGGTCGGAGTAGGAAGCCGGCAGAGCATCCAAACCAAAGCGCTTGGTAATGGCCCCTTTCTTGGTCCAGCGTGCATTCTCGACCTTGAGCCAGGACTGGTCCACCAGCTGCGGATTGGTGCCGGTATCCAAGCCCACCTGTCCAGCCTTCAGCCCGATGACCTTCTTATCCAGGCCGGTACGCTTGCGGACGGTCATTAGTACACACGCGCGGCGAATGTGCAGGCTCCGGAGGCCCTGAAGGTGATGGTGTTCTTGTCCCAGGTCACACGGTCCACGATGACCCCGGCTCCCACCAGGTCCGACTGCAGCCAGCCCACCGGGAGCCGGCCAAGGCCGTGGTTTACCTGCTCGGAACCAGCCCCGCCGAATGTGATGGCCACTGGGTTGCTCTTGAAGCCCAAGGACTCGTCCTGCAGGGCGGCAACCTCAGTCTCAAGGGTATCCTGCCCATCCTGGACATCTTCGCGATCTGTGGCTGTTCTTGCTGGGGGCATTACCTGGACCACCTGGCGTAGATATCGGAGTCGACCAGGTCCAGCTCCACGTCTCGCACACGCTTGGGCTCTCCTTCGTCCCGGTCGGTGGCATCAACGTTGATCTCCCCGAGCAGCACGGCCAGGTCCCCCTGCAGGTCCGCCACGTCCTCCTCCTGCTTCTCCTTCACCTTGATCGTGGCGTGCATGACGATCACCTCATCCCAGCCGACAACGCCGTCCAACTGCTCGGTGTCGTCGGTCCCGTCGGTGTTCAACTTCGGGGCATTTGGGATGTAAAAGACCGTGACCGTGGCGCCGGCCTGGGGCTCTGGCCTGATCTGGAACTGAACCTCACCCGTCAACCTGATCCCGCTGTCCACGATGCGGTAGCGCCAGTCTGGGATCTGGCTTGAGATCTGGAGCTGGTAGCGCTCCGAGGACATGTACCGCCGCATGGGGATGATGCGCCCGTGGTAGGCAACCCCGACGCTGCGGACCTTCCAGAAGTCGCTCGGGAGCGAGTAGGTTGCGGTGCCGGCCACCACGGTGACGGGGTGATCTCGCTCAACCCAGTCAGGGCTGCAGCTCACCAGGGTACGGTAATAGAGCCCGATCCCCTCATTGAGGAAGCGGCGCATCTGCGGCTTTGTGATGTAACCTGCGGTCTCGTTGGCCGGCTCTGGAATTCCGGCCAGGTCGTAGGCCCGCGTGATCAGGTTGGCAAGGGTCTCATTGCGGGCCATGTTACACCTGTCCTTGGCTCAGGTAGGCTACTTCTCCATCGTGATCTGCACGAATAGGCCCGCGTCGAGAACGTTGACTGCCGCCGGCGGGCTGCTCAGGTTCGTGAACTGCAAAACCACGGATGACGTTGTGTGATCCGAGATATACCAGCGCACGCCAGGATCGGCGCTATTGCTGATAGCAACCCGTGCCCCCAGAAACCGCTTGAAATCGTCCTGGAGGTTGAAGGTGTACTGACCGACTCCAGTTCTCACCAGGGCAGGGTCGGCAACCACACCTGGAAAGTTGACGGAGTTTGCGTCGCCGGTGCCGTCGGTTGTAATGACGCCTTCAAAGACGACATCGTTAAACCTGGCCCGAGTAACCCCTGGCGCGTATTTCCTGTTGCCCATTTCACGCTCCTGTCAGAGCGGGGGCCCCACCGTAGCGAGGCCCCCGGAAGGGGTTATACGAAGTCGAACCTGCACCACGAGCGGGGGCGCTTGATCCCGAACTGGGGCCACGCCACCAGCCGGAACTCACGGGCCAGGGAGCTCTCCATCGGGCGGCCGGACTGAGCCTGCGGGCCCGCCCAGTGGGGGACGCTGCTGATGCTCACCACCTGCAGCTTGTCCTTGTCGCCAGCGTAGATGCTGTCCCGGGGGCAGTTTCGATCCCCGATGCACTCGATGATCCCGGCCGGGGTAGCGACCTTGATCACCTCGTAGCCCAGGGTGGCCACCACCTTGCCGTTCTCGGCCTTGAAGGGCACCTGCTTGTAGTACCGCTCCACGCTGCCGACGGCGTTGATCAGGCGCCGGATGCGGAAGGGGTTCATGAAGCAGGTGTTCATCACGCCGCCGCCGCGTGAGACGTACTCGCCGGCCAGCTGCAGGGCGTCATCCTCGTTGAAGCCGGCGTAATCGCCGCCAGCCGCATCGGAGAAGTAATACCCGGCCAGGCTCGTCCGGTTGACCACCCGGTTGTAGCCGAAGATGGTCGAGTTTGCCGTGAACTCGGCGGTGGTGGGGATCCAGGCAGCGAAGCCCAGGAAGCTCAGGCGGTCGGCCGCGGTGACATAGTCACCCTCGGTGAAGATGAGGTCCCCAGCGGCGATACCGGCCGCCAGGCTGTTCGGGGAGAGGGCCAGGGTGACCGACCCGGCCAGCTCGTCCACGCGGGTGACGGCCAGCGGGGTGGTGCTTCGCAGGGCAGAGGCGGCATTCAGGGCGAAGACCAGCTGTTGGCCCTCGTGGAAGTTGACCACGTCCAGGGCGTCAGCGAACAGCAGGGTGGTGGTGCCCAGGGCCGCCGTGGCGCTGATGGCCCCGAGGGAGCCTGAACCATCACCGAACATGTTGCGCCCGCAGCTGTTGCGAAGGGCGGTCAGCGCGCCGTCCGTCTGCACCTTCATGGTGTTTCTGATGGCCTTGGCGCTGGTGTTGGAGCCCGCCAGCAGCTTCTCGCCGATCTGGATCACGCTGTGATCATCGGCAAAGGTCATCGGGAACTTGGCATGACGCACCCGGCCGGCGTTGCGCTGGGCCACGGCGAAGGTGTTGCTCCGCCCCGGGATGTCGTACTCGACGTAGAACGAATAGTCCTCGCCTCCGCCATCGGTGGACTTCGCGGCGGCCATCCAGGCCGGGTTGTAGTTGGCAACGGTGCTTTCGAGACGCCAGGGCGCGTACATGTGCTTGAGTGCGTCCCAGAGTGCGTAGGTGGTAACAGCCATGAGGGTCTCCTGTTATTGCCGCTCAGGAGTCCCCCTCTTCTGGCTTGGAGGGAGGAAGGTGCTGGCGTTAGGTCGTTAGACCCATCGCGGCGGTGGTTTAGGTGCTAGAGCTTGGCGCCGCTTCTGATGGCTTTGTCCAGGTAATCCAGCACGTCTTGTTCGGCTTGTTCGGCGGTTACTACCCGCTCCTCGGTGATCGGCTCCCCGTTTAGGTCGCCGGTGATCGCTTTGCTGGGTGGTGCCCCGAGATCTACTGGCGCGGGTGGGGCGGCCTGGCTTGGTGTGCCCAGCTTGGACCTTACGTGATCCTCGAATATTTTATTCTTGAGAAGTTCATTGATGTTTGTCAAGACGTTTCCCTTGACCTCCGCCTCCGCACTCACGAGGATTCGATCAAAGGACGCCTGATCGGGCATCGCGCCGGCGCCCTGGATTCCCACCGCGTTGCGGGCCTGAACATGGGCCAGCACGCCGCGGTAGACGGCCTGCACACCCTGGGTTCCAGTGCTCGCCAGAACGGGGTGGCTGTCCGCTTTTTCGGCCAGGACGGAGGCCAGGCGCGCATGCTCCGCGTTAACGTTGGCCGCCCGGGATGCGTCGTTGTCCGCTGCGTCCCGGTCATCCAGGCGCTTCTGCATGGCCGCGATCTGGGCCGTGACGTCCGGAGCCTCCGGGGTCCCGCCCAGGGCGAGCTCCGTTGCCGCGCCAGCATCGAAGCCCAGGGCCTTCAGGGCCGCGCGCTGCTCCTCCGGGGTTCCAGAGACGCCCTGCTTCAGGGCCCGGAACTGATCCAGCTCGTGCTGCTGGGCTCGCAAGGCCACGCCTGCGTCATGCTGCTCTCGGTCCTTGCGCTCCAGCTCCAGGCGGGTGGCCTCATGCGGATCAACAGCCAGGGGGTCCACCACGGGGGGCGGATCGGGCTCGCCCAGCACCGCGGGGGTCACCGGCTCCGGCGCCACGGGGTCCAGCGTGGACATGTCCGGGTCTTCTACGGGGGGAATCCCGCTCACTTCAAGCTCTGCTGCCGCCTCTTGATCCAACTGGTCTGGCATCATCTCCTCCTGGCTATTGTGGGATTACTGGCTCGGGTAAAACATCCGGGGGCATCCCCGGGGGCATTCCTTGGGGTGGAGCGGGTGGGCCGCCGGCGCCCTCTGGCGGCATCTGCTCCGCTGCCTGCATCACTTCCATCTGCATCTGGCGCTTGGCTACCTCCTCCTCCTGCATGGCCTGGGCCTGATCAATCCAGTCCTGAAGGAGGCTGATCCGGTCCTCCGGGTACTTGTACGACTTGGCCCGGAACATCGCGGCAGACACCCGGTCGATGATCCCCTGCTGCATCACCATGTAGGGCTCAGGGCTCTGCTCCTCGCCTTCCAGCATCTCCTCGATCTGGCGGTCCACATCGTCAATGGCCGCCGTGGCCAGGCTGTCGGAGTGCTCCAGGTCGGGGAAGGAGAGCAGCTTGCGCGCCTCCTCCTTGCTTGTGACGAATCCGCCCTTCTCCAGCCGCTCCACCGTCTCCAGGCGCCCCGTGGGGGTGATCGGGAGGAACGAGGTGGGGAACACCTGCAGCTCGTAGGCGGTGCGATCCAGGTCAATCTCAGACCACTTGATCTCGCTGTAGCCGTTCTTGGTCCTGGATCTGCTGACGTGGTCCCCCAGGTCCTTGCATGCCTCAACCGTCAGGTCCGCGATGTCCATGAAGAAGTTCTCCCAGCTGGTGGACAGCAGGGCATGGCGCCCGGTCTCAAGGTCGGCCAGGGTATTAAGCGCCCGGCCCGACTCGATCCCGGCAGGCTTGACGCTGGTGGCGCTCATCTGAGAAACGCCCTCGCTCTCAAAAATCCACTCTCGGAGTTGGCCTACAAACCTGAAGACCTCCGAGTTGATGCTGGTGGGCATCTCCACCACGGGTTTGACGTTGCCCTCGTACTCCACCAGGTCCCCATTGACGTTGCGGATCTTGTCGGGGTTCAGCTTCGCATCCTTCGGGGCGATGATCTTGGCATTACTGAACAGGTGCATGGCTCCCTGGACCCGGCGCAAGAGCTTGTTCAGCTCCATCTGAAGGGGCTCCTCACTCTCCATGACGCCCTGGCTGTAGAAGCCCAGCACCGGCTCAGACCATCGGAGGAAGGCGAACGGGTAGTGATCTCGGTCGTACTTCTCCTTGTACAGGGTCGCGCCCTTGATCACGCAGCAATGCTTGCCGTCCCCAGCCTTGGGCCCGCTGGGGAGGTGCCAACCCTCGATCACCTCGATGATGTCCGTCACCCGGGCCACGGACCCGTCACCGGCCGAGACCTCATCGGTGAAGTCCCCGATGGCGCCCATGATCTCCTCTTCCTTGTCCGGGTATCGGGCCTTGAGCACGCCGGCGCTCACATAGGCCACCTGGTACAGGGTGCGCGGGATCTCAGCGGTGAGGTAATCGGTCTCCGGGACGATGATCTGCCCGGGGAACACCCGCTCGAAAACAACCTCTCCGTCCCTCGCGTAGACGGCCATGGCCCCCAGGTCCATGATCCCGGCGTCGTGGAACACCTTTACGGCCTTGCGGTAGACGTTGCCCTTGTACCACTCGCCCTGGACGGCCTTCTGCATCTGCTTGGCCTGGCGCTGGAGCTTCCAGGCGTCCGGGTCGCTGATGCTGGTCAAAAAGGTAGGGGTGATCTTCTGAGCCGCGATGCGGGCGGCCAGGGTCTGCACGCACGACCGGGCAGGGTTCAGGTAGAGCTGCTTTTCGCCCTTCAGCGCGTTGCGCCACCTCGTGTCCTCATCAACCTCGGTTCCAGGAATCCATCCTGAAACGTCCTTGTTGAGGTAGGCGGACATGTGCCGGCGCAGCTTCACATTCCGCTGATCGATGTCCTGGCGCAGCTCCCCAATGGTCTCGTAAACGCCCAGGTGTGGGGTTTTTGTCTCCCACCAATGCAGGTTCGATTTCTCATTATTAGAAGTCATTCCACTCACCTGATCCCTGGTCCTCGAGGCTATCGAAGTACTCCTGACGCATCTTCTTTGATTCCCGGGCATTCATCTCGCTGGCGGTGAGCACCGTTTCAGGCTCAACCTCGCCCCGTAGATAATGCCGCGCATGGCGGAAGGCCACAAGGCGAGCATCGCAGCAGTCATTGGGCATCCCGGGCTGTTCCACCCACGTCCCGTCCGGGCGGTATTTCTTGACCAGCTTCGTGGTCTCCTCAACGCTTGGGCTCTTTTCTGGCTCCTGAACTGAAAGCCGGCCCTCCGCGGCCTGGCTGTTGAAGATGTCAATCCAGGTCCGCTTGTCCCACCGCTCGGCCTCCATGATGGGCAAGCCGTGGGCCAGGCGCAGTTCGTTGAAGACCTCCAGGTTGGAGGAGTCGCCCACCATCTGGAACCTGCCGCCCTGGGCCTCATCCACCGGGTATGATGCAACACACTCGCGGATCACATCAGCGAACGGCTTGAGCAGGAGGAATGATTTTTTCCAGCTCCAGATCTCTACCAGGTGTCCACTGTTCTCGCGCCACCCGTTGAGGCTCAGGGCCTTGGCATCATTCCACCCGCTATCTATTCCAAGGACATATCGATCAGACGGCTGCGGTTTCCAGATGTGCGGATATTTGTTGAGCTTGAAGGGGTCGAACCTGTAGACCTTTTTGCCCAGCTCTTGAACCCAGGCCTTAAAGTAGGTCCGCAGGGTTTTCGGGTCCTCCATGTACTTGGGGTTGACCCTGGCCTTCTCTGAGAGCTCATCAGCAAACTGGCGGGCCATGTGCGGGTTCTGGGCCGTGGTCCAGGTGTGCACCTTCCACAGCTCTGCCTCGGGGGCCTTGAGGGTGGCGTGAGGCCGCCGCCCGGAGAAGATATCTTTGTAATCGAATTGGTGGGTGAGCTCATAGTGCAGGCCCATGGGGATGATGCCCGGGATGCTGGCAATCCACATCGTGCCGTTGTCGTGGTCCAGCGTTCCGGGGTACAGGACGTCCTCTACCAGGTCGTTGGTCACGGCAGGCATGAAGGCCGCCTCATCCACTGCGGCGCTCAGGATGGCGCGTCCGTACAGCTTGTAGATGACGGCCAGACGGTTCGCGCCGTAGAGCTGGATGGTGCTTCCGCCCGGCAGGGTGATCCTCAGCTTCTCCTCCTGGAACCGAACATCACGGCCTGGGACCATTCCCACCAGGCGGCAGATCTTCTTTAGGATCGGCCAGGCGATGGCCTCGGCAGCATCGAAGGTGAGGCTGACGAAGACGCTCATGCTGTTGATGGTCAGCAGCCCCTTGACCATCATGTCCGCGAGGATGGTGAAGGTCTTTCCAGCTCGGCGGGTGGTCCAGAGGCACTTGCGCCTGTTGGTGTCCGCTGCGGCAGCCATCTGGTAATCGAATAAAAGCGCGGCTATGGCTGCAGCAACTCGGTTGCGCTGTGATGAGGTCCAGCGGCGCAACTACTCAGGCGGCGCCTGGTCCGGCGCATCGGTCTCGGCGGCGGCCTTGGCCGGGGTCTTGGGCGGGGCGCCGTAGTGGACCTGCTTGACCATGCACCAGGGCCACAGGTCGGTAATGTGGCCGGTGTCGTAGACCTCCACGCCCTCGGCCGTCAGCTTGAAGGTGTAGCGGCCGCCAGCGGGCTTGAAGTGGTCAGCGCCGGCGCCCGGCATCATGCGGATCATCTGGATCTCGGGTTTCTTCTTCGGGGGCATGGTTCTCCTTACGACTGGTAGATCCTGGGCTGCTGGGCCTGCTCGTCGGCCCGGTCGGCATCCTGCTCCGCCTTGGCCGCGACGTGGTTCTGGTACTCCTCAAAGAGGGTGATCCCGATCTCGTAGTTCTCCAGATCCAGGCCCTCGAGGATCACACCAGCGATGGTGGAGGCGTCCACCAGGGCCACCAGCTCCTGGTCAACCTCGTTGGGAACGTGCATGGGTTCCGACCTGATCAGCACCACGTCCCCCTCCTTGTACAGCATCGGGGCCCGCTCGCCAGTCGGGAGCATGCGGCCCAGGCCGACGGCCGCCACCATGCACAGGTTCATCGTGTACTTGGCGGCCTCCTTCTCCGGGATGAGCAGGCCCTGGGTGCCGTCCTTGGCCGTGAAGGCGTCGCCGCCCACCAGCATCTCACTGGTCCTGCGCATGGTGCGCACCAGGTACTGACCCTCGCCCGGGCCGATCTTCAGCTTGAAATCGCTCATGCTACCTCCAGTAAAAAGAAAGATATGTCACACGCCGTTCCGTATCTATCGCGCGCGGAGCTCAAAGGGAAGCTCGGCGCACTGGAACCCGGCACCTCCGGCGTGTCCGCCTCCGCCCAGGGCCTTGCAGGTGGCGCCCAGGTCAAGCCCTTCCTTGTCTGTGAACAGGTTCACCGTCCACTTCTCGGCAGATGGCGACCAGCGAAACAAGCACATCGCGTCGTACTTGTCAGCGTCCCATACGGAGTCGAAAAACTTGCTGTTACTCGGCCCGGTATTGGCGGCCAGAAGTTTTAGTTCTCCCAGGGTGGTATCGAAGCACAGGTGCTTGGCGTGCCCGGCGTCCTGCTCTTTTTGATATTGAAGGACAGTACGGCCTCCGGACACGATTTCATTAATTCCATGGCCATCAAATAGCAAATTCCAGTCAACCTGCTTTCGGCCTTCAATCCCAAGCCGCATCCCGTACTGAAACGGGAGGCATTCAGGATCGTGGTGGTCCCATACGTCGTACTCGGCAAGAAGCTGCACGGCCCGGGGAACGGCATCATTCGGGAATAGATACTGCCAGGTTAGGGCGCAGGCGCCGAGGCCTGTAGAAGCAAGGCCTGCAAACTGAACGTGTGTCCCGTCCATCACGGATGAGCAGTGATCCGTGATGGCGCTCTTGTGGTGGTCAATCCAGGTCAGCGTGCACATGCCGTTTAGGCGGACCATGTCCACAAAAGGCTGAAGGCTGAAATCAACCATGAAGACAACCTCGTCATCCTTGATGTCATCCCAGGGGAAAGGCTGGCCGTGGTCTATGCCGATCATCTCGCAGCAGGGATGCTTTCGCAGCACGATGGCCGCCGAGCACTTACCGTCGAGATCCGCCGAGTGATAAAAACACTTCATCATCCACCTCCAGAAAACGCCACGAAGTACGGGTTCCACTGCAGGCCGTACCCCTTGCAGAGCTTGGACCACAGCTTCATGTTCCGCTTCGTGAGCTTGGTCTCATGCGTCACGTACCCGGGCGCCACATGATCACCCCAGAGCTGGTCCAGCAGACCGGAGAGCACGCCCTGCTTGCGCCACGGGTTGCGAACATAGGCGAAGTGCAGCACCCGGAAGGGGCCCACCTTACCGCCGCAGGCGAATCCGTAGATCTGCGGCGGGAAGTCCTTGGGGTGCGCGATGATCGGGGGGAAGCGCTCAAGGAGCAGCTCTATCAGGGCGCGGTGGTCCCGGAACCTCTCCTTGGTCATGTGGGTGAAGGGGAGCACCTGGCCCGGCCGTGGCGGGCGGATGGCCTTGCACCAGCTGTCCATGACCAGGCCCACGTCCCCCTCTGGGTCGTAGGGGCGGTAGATCGGGGTGAGGCGTTGAGCGCTCATCGTATGTTGTCCCCTGCAAGGGATGCCAGCCCCTTCGCAATCCTCTTCCACTTCTTGACCTTCTTGGTGAGCTTCTTGATATCCGACTCCAGACCATCGGCCCGCTCTGCCTCTATTTCCCGGGCCTCATCAGAATCAACCAGCTGGCAAAACTTCTTCTTGATCTCGCACACCTGCTCCCGGGCGGCCTCGGCCTTCCCCTTCCAGTCATCGGCTCGCTTGACGGATGCTTTGCTCGCCACCTTGATCCTGGCATCCAATCCACGGATCTGCTCACGGGATGAGATGTTCAAGGTCTCGACGACATCCATCAGCCGCTCAAGCTCCTTTGTGCGATCCGCCAGGGTCTGGCCGACCTGCAACAGGCCGTACCTGATGGATCGGGCATCCATGACGCCGCCGAGCTCAAGGATTGTTGCCGCGGGGGACTTCTCACAGATCTTGATCAGATGCGAGAATGCCCCGTAGATCTCGGTGATGGCCTCGGCTTGCCTCTCTTCGCTCTTGGTCACG